CCATCCCTTTAACACATATACACTATCATCACCCTTATCATAGATAAAATCTCTTAACTCCTCAAAGGCTGTCCTTTGATCTGAATTAAGAGAATCTAAATCTATAATTGGTTTCTTCTTTTTAACTTTACTCATTACGGACAATATAAAAGCGTTGGATTTTTCTTCTGGATATCCAGATCTGGGTATTTCTCTTTGAACTTCATCACATCAAACTTCTTAGTGATTAGATGATGTCCACTTTTAGTTGGAATAACTGCTTCAATCTTTGGCCCAACTTTATAACCAGTTGGCATTCCCGCAGCATCAAATTCAATCTCGGTGTATGGTTTACATTCGTATTCTATATAAGCCACCATCACAGGACTTGGTTCCGCCATATCGTCAACATCAATGATCCATCTCTTCTCATTGGTTTTGATCTGTCCAACAACTGAATCAAATAATACTTTCTGATTGTGTTGGCCGTTCTGTATTCTTTGTGCAAGATCAACCATCATGTTTAGCGACACGTCGAAGTGATTCTGTTTCTGTACATGAATATAAGCTCTCGCATTAAACATTTCACACAGCTGAACAATCTCATCATACCTACGATCAAGATGTGCTATGCTCTCGATGCAATATGTCTTGATGGTTCTAACTGATTGGTGATTATCGCGTTCTCCCTCTGGCTGATCCTTCTTACGCTTAAATACATAAAGCATATAGAAGTCACCCGCCTTTTCGAAGTTTAGTAGCTTCTTGATTTTTTCAATATTGTTTACCATAATCTGCTCTCAGTTTTTAAACAGTCCTTACCTTGGAATTGGTTCATATAAAAATGCACAACCTTAACAGGATCTGTATCCTCCGAGTATTTGCATCTGTTGATTTCAGGAATTGTATCCTTATTAAACTCTTTAAAACAATCCCTAATGACTTGCATTATTCTTGCTCTCATAACGGTTACACTTAGCTCATCACCATCAGAGGTACATGATACTACTGAAATCTGATACTGAACATATCGATTGAATGATATCTTTCTTGAACCATTGCAGCACTCGCATCTTCCCTCCCTGATAAAATCAACCCTTTGTTTCTTTGTGCTATTGCATTCAGTGCAGTTCATTAGTCTTCTTCTTTGTTAATATCTAGCAAATGTAAGGTAAGCAAGCGGGTTAAAAAAATAATGTTATAAAAATTCTAGTGCATACCTGTTGAAATACTCCGCCGGAAAATTATCTCTGTTATCTGTTAGGTATTTATAGTATTTCTCATAGACTACCGAAAGATCAAAGTTGTTGTTCAGCGGTCTTTTTGCATAATCCATTGAAGCCAGCTTGTGGTTTTCAAAATTATCCGGATTGTTTATATCTCCTGATTGTTTATGGCCCGCAACCTCATGGGGATCGCTCCAGTTAAAACAGTATGATGGAACATATTGTCTGTTGTTTTCGTCTAGGTTACCCTCGTCTCTAAGCTTTGTGTACCAACTTAGACCCTCGTATCCTGTTAGATCGGATCTAAATCCAATCTCTCTGATTCTTTCCATCTTAACTATAACCGAAGCCTCCAAGGTATTCTGACACATCTCAACTCTTTCCTGTGATGCAAAGAAGCTAGCAGCAGGTTTCCAAGCGTCCTTTCCGTTGAATTCTATTCCATCGACAGCTTGCTGCATATGCCACGGTAGGTAGATGTCATCATCATCAGCTAACATAAAATAATCCCCTGTTGCGTGTGTAACAGCATCCCTGCAGATTTGTCCTCTATTTGAATATGGATTCCCTGTTATGTAATCCTTATCATTATTGATTATGATGATCGAATCATCACCGAATCCAAGTGAATATGGATAATTCGTATCGGTATTGAATATAACGAGCTCCTTATTTTCGTAAGTCTGTGCATGATATTGTGCAACGATTCTTTCGACGCAGGTGAATCTACGATATGTTGTGCAAACGAAGCTTACTTTATTATTCATGATCTTCCAAATAGTTTATATTTCCACTCTCAAAATTCCTTTTGTTTTCTGGACTCCATGAATAGAGTGCTCGGTGAGTACAATAATTGCTTTCTAGATCATAGAAAGTCATATATCTAATATTAAGATCCCGTAATTTTTTATCAACAAGGTCATGCTCAGATTCATATTCCATACCCAGAAATTTCTTTACTTCCCCTCCCATCCAACTTGGACCGTACCATCCTCCGAATTTGGATGAAATCTGGGAAAGAAGATATTCCCCCATTTCTGTTCCTGCTGAAAGACCAAAGCATCCATTTGGCATTGTGTAATCGTCTCCGCCATGATAAAAGAATACACCTTGACTTTCCGAAATCTTTGAGTCATCAAGATTACCCATCGGCTGGAAATCGACATCCAAGTATATTCCACCAAATTTATGAACAAGAAAAACCCTGATGGCATCCGCAATATGAGCATAATCCTTTTGTCTCTTAAACAATTCGCAGCGGATTCTAACTTCCTCTGGTAATTCTGGAAGATTATTATCTGTCCATAAAAAATGTTGCCATCCGGGATTGAATTCCTTCATTTTCTGAACATACCCCTTCTCCCTATCCGGCATCTCGTAGGGCCCAACCCATATCTGATGTATATTTTTCTCCATAATAATTTTAGTCCATAAACAAAAAAAATTCCAACCTAAGCTGGAATTTTTAAATCATTTTATTTGGCTTTTATTTGAAATCTTCGAATGATAGAATATTTTCTAATTTACCATCGTCTTCGCTTAGCTTTTGATTTGGCTGCATTGCTGGAGAATTCTGTATGTGCTTAGCTACATTTAATGTTTTAACTGCTGCTCTCTCGTGATATGCCTTATGTGGAAATGCTCCACAGTGTGCACACTCCTTTTCAGCATCCATGATGGCTTTACCACAACCTGAACACACATCCTGTCTTTTTCTTTCTAGTATATTCTCCATATCTATTATACGTATCTAAGTGCTCTAGACACTTTGATTAATTGTTTAGTTAATGCATCAACATCTTCACGTTTAGTAGTAAGATCGACAAGATCTTGTAGATTATCATTTTCAGCGATCACACCTTTTAGCGCAACTGAACCTTTACTTAGAAGATACTTAATAAGGAGTGCTTTAGAATTATTATGTATGGCTGAATTTTCTTCTCCTGGCTCGATGAAAATACTCGCATCAAGACTTTCAGCACCAATGGTAAAATAATCACTTAGAAGCGAATTAAGCTCTGTTATAAGTTCAACCTTTTGATCTCTGTCAGTTCTGATAGAATATGTAGGCTCTATTAAATGCTCCTTCTCGTATTTACCTTTTGCTCTTTTGAATGTTCTCTTGAATATTGCAATAAATACAGATCCGAAGATTTCATTATCCTGAATATTACATACAACCGAGTTATCCCCTGTTCTGAAGTTAACACTATTGAGAGGTTTACGGTTTGAGTTGTTAACTCTCCATACCTCATAACTGGTATTAAACATTATACCTCCTAGTTCATTTTTCTTTACACTAAGTATATCAGCTAGCATATCCCCATAGATTTCACCAACTCTTTGTGCTGCTCTAGAATAGAATCTATATTTAGGTGAGATGATATCCACCTTGTTAATAATTGTTCTATCGTGTCTAGATCCTTTACCTACTAGCCCCATCTCATCAAGATTCTGAATTGTTGGTAAAGCAACTACAGCAGTAACATCAAGATCAGATAACTCGTGACCTCCGATTACTTCCTTCATTCTTGCTAGAATTTGCTCCATACCTAAACCGGATCCAATGGGAACTAATTCTGTAAAGTTTAAACTAGGTATATCTTGCTTGGGTATAATAGCAGCAGGAATATTGTTTCTAATAATTCTAAGAAGTAGAGCTCTTAAGCATTTTTCTGGTGTATCAAATTTGGAAAGATTGTATCTTTCAACACCTATCTTGCTTGAAAGATATTCGTAGCAATATTCTCCCTCCTCGTTTTTAAAGATAGCGACTTTGGCCATAGGACCACCACGTCTTTCCAGAACTATTTCGTTACTTAGTCTTTCGTATTCATCAACACCGATAGCTTGTAAATCTCCACCTTCTGCAGATCTTTGAAATGCATTATACATTTCTTCTGTGTTGCTATTAAGGCTATACCAAGATCTTGCTTCGTCTATTTCCGGTGTCTCCTGTGTTTCAACCTGAGCTTCAGATTCGAACATTTTGTAATTTAGTATTCTTTCCATTCTGTATATATTCTTTATATTCTTTTAGCTATTTCTTTCTCAATCTCTGCTTTATTGGCTACAATTGCTTTCATTGCATCGACATCAGATTGTTTTAATCCCAATGAACCGTCAGCATCAACCTCGATAAGGTTTGCCATTTCTTCTATACCTTCCATTGTGGAAGCTCCGATAGTTTCCATTTCTTGTTTTGTATAATCCTTACCGATTAGAGAATCGAAAACCTTCCATGTGGCTTCAACATAAATTCCATTCTCCATAAAGATCTTCATAAAGGATTCTTTCTTAAGTCCTTTATCCTCAAATATAATTTGAGCAACAATACCCGAGATCTTTTCCCAGTCTTCCTGAGGCATAACTCCTGCTAAGAACCCTTTGCTCATGGTGATTAGCGATTCAACAACTTTTCTTGGTGATAAACCTGATCCATCTTTATAATAATGTTCAAGAGCTAATTTAATATCAACTTCTTTTTGAAATGTTTTTTCTACAGCTTCAATTAGTTCAGCAGGATAATCAAGACCATTTAATACATCAATATATGTTTTAAATGTGCTACCATTCCTGTCTCGTAGTCTGCTATTAGGTCTCGTTGCATCAGTGTGAATTGTTCCGTTAGGATTAACTGTCATACCAATTAAGCTTAGATCATTAGTTACTGGAAGATTTGAATTAATGATATTAATTTGTATCCTTCCTCCACCATAACTCCAGAAAGTTGAATCTGTTCTGATACACCAGTTTGTATCTGCACACACTGCTCTTTGAGCTTCCGGTGTTCTTGCAGACATTGCGATGTAACCTTTCTTAGTGTAGATTAAACCAACCTGTGGACCAAGATCCTTAAGTTTCTTTAGCAGCTTATCTTCTCCTTGGCCCCAGCTGTCTATAAATTCCAATGCGTCTTTAGAAATATCAGCAAAAGCCACTTTTGAGTCATGGTACTGCGAGTATGTTCTGAAATCGTCGTATTTTTTAAGGCCTTTACAGAATCCTTTCCAAGCATTTGCTTTAAACCTTTCCCCTTTATCATCAACGCCTTCTATATCAGCAAGTGATTTAAGTTGATTTGATATTGCTGTTAGATCTTCTATTTGCTCGCCACTAGCTTCATTGAATGCTTTTTTCATTCTAGGAGTTAGCTCATTATAGAAATCTTTAAGTTTTCTTCTTCTTTCGATATTTCTAAGTTCGTCACCCAAATGCTCATATCCTGGTCTAGGATCTTCTTTTGTCGGTTTAAGCTTTGCAAATTCTCCAACAGGCATACTAAGCTCAGATAACTGTGTTTTAAATTGTCCTAGAAAGTTAAGGATTTCTTCTAATTCTTCTATGTGAGCGTTTTGCTCCATATAGAATCTTAAAAAAGGCAATGCATACCCAGGTTGTTTTAAAACTAGATCTCTAATCTCAACAAATTTGGGATTCATAAGAATCTTTTTCTTGTCCTCTTCTGTGATTTCTGAAGGTTTTATCTTCTTTTTTTCTGCATACTCTTTAAATAGGTAGTCTTTTGCTGCCTGAATGTTCTCCATTAATGGAGCCGCTTCGAAAAAAGTACGGAAACTTTGCTTGGTCATCATATCTATAATATTATCTTTCGATATATATTCGAAATAAAAATCAAATAATAATGAAGATTATAACTAAAATTGATGAATTTTTGGCAACTAGACCTGCAACCAGCCCAGGCCAGCCAGGGACTGCTCCTGCAACCAAGCCAGGAACAGCTCCGTCAACCACACCTTCAAGACCTAGCCCAATAAGAAGAGATAAACCCTCAGTTGATCCAGCTCCTAAAGCTAAAATTGAAGATGTTATGAAAAGATTCATGGCGGAACTTAGAAAAAACAAAACTCCGATGGAGTTTGATCTTGGAAAATTAAAAGCTAAATACAATGATTAAATCATTTCACCAAAAACTAGAAGAAGCTTCCCTACAGGGAAATCCGGGTATACCCGGAGAGGGAGGAAAGAAAGGAAGTTATCTTTCCGACGTTGAAGCAAGGGCAGAGGAAAGAAATAGGGAGCTTCAAAGAACACACGGTAGAGAAATACCGCAATTCATGAGTCTTGTCTCAAGAGCAAGGGCTATTCAGCGAGGTCATGAAAAAGAACTTGAGGATTTAGCAGAACTTGCTATCCGAGCAATGTATGGTAGCATACTTGATGAAGTTGAGTTAAAGATCAAATTTCCTAAAGCGGATGAGATTAAGAAATCAATGGAGAATGTTCCGTCTGAACCACCGGAAATGCCACAGCTAAAAGAGTTAAAAGATGCTGGTGTTATATCTGAGATTCACAAAAGAAAGATTGCTAACAACATCACACAAGGTGAAGCTAAGAACACAAAGTTGATGCTTAACCTTCCGGAAGTTACTAATGGCTTATATTCTATATTGGGTAGAGAAGTTGGTAATGAATATAAAGATCTTCTTAATAAGATCACAGAAATAGCAGGATTCTTTGATTGGGCAATTCCAATGGAGGTTCAAAAAGAAATGTGGGAAAGAGACAAATCAGGATTTAGTGGATCTGTTAAAGTTGAATGGCAAACTCCAGAGGATGCTAAAGAAAACGAAGAGAATGCACAGGATATATTAGATCAGTTAATGGACACCGACGAGTTACCAAAGGATGAAACAGAGGAACTTTTCGACCAAACAACTCCGACAATATACGCACTAGGAACAGACTTTGCAATGTTGCTACATGAAACTGTTAAAGGTATCTATGAGTTAATCGCTGCGAATGCAATTCCTGATGATGAGGAAAGCGCACGACTAGTTATATCTAATACTGATTCGTTAGCTGATGAAATAGAAGATCTTAGATATAGTCCGGAAATTGCGGCAGATCTTAGAGACTTTATTAATGGATTCCAAAAAGGATCTGATATCGAGAACATAAGAGAACATGTATTTGGAAAACTTATGCTTATGTCAGCTCCAGAATTTCTTGAGCTAATGTTTAAGATACTAAGCGAGGATCCTGAAGCTAAGAAAGAAATGCAAGCCATTATTGAAGAGATCGCAAAAGAGATGAATAAGTATGAACTTGGAGCGGCAGGAATCGATACAAAGAAAGCTGATTTAGGTTTACCAACAGCAGCTGAAGAACCAGAAGATACTGATTACGCTAGCATGGCTAAAAGAGATATTGAGAAGCTAATTGATCAAGCTCTTGATGCTAGAGATTTTGATCGAGTTAGAGAGCTTTCAAAATACATCAACGAATCTAAACAGAAGGAACTCTTCGAAAGAGTACATAGCGAGATAGGATATCCATGATGATCGATTACTTTCCGTATGCTGTTTCTTTAGATTGAGCATTTACCTGTGCGGTTGTTACCGATATGATAATCAAAATCGGAATTAACTTTTTCGTATCGTTATTAAAATTTAGTTTATATTTTAATAACAATACGAATATATGTCCAATGTACAATGTAAAAAAATCATACGGACATCCATTAATATTGTGTTCTTAGTAGCTGAATAACATCCCATGCATCTTCCAGAGCATCATGGGTCACTATACCATCGATTTTAGCTCTTTTCTTGCACTCAAACAGTGAAGGTAAGCTGTTATCATCATTCCAATTAGTAAACATCACAGACGGATCTATAATGCGTTGTCTAATTCTAACAACTTGCTTCCATCGAGGCAATCTCTCTAAAAAGATTTTATCAAAGGATGCAAAGTTCTTACCTGCAACATTAATCGTAACTGGTTTCATCTTGGACGTCAATATCGGGTATGTTTGTCCATCAACAATCTTAACCTGTTTATTGATAGCTTCATTGGCATCAAATTCAACTAATCCATTTCGATATAGAAACTGGTAGAATGCCTCAGACACCTCGTCCTCATGGTAGAATTTCATACCTGTCATCTGAACCAGATCATTCTTCTCATCCTGATCTTCTGCTTCCTGATATTGAGCAACGGCTTCTAGTATCTTCTTGTTCATATTAAGAGCGAATGGAGATCCTGTTATCTCGTTGTGCAAAATAGCAGCGTGAAATTTTGGAATCTCATCAAACGGTAGCTTTTTTGACGTGTCTTCGATGATGGCACCAATTGAAAGTATTTGGTAACGATCTTTCTCCAAACCCGTTGTTTCGATATCCACTGAAATATATTTCATTTATAGTTTTTAAATTGATCACAAATGTAGATATAATTAGCGGAACAAAAAAATAAAACCACCTTTTTTTCGGGCCCATTAGATATATAAAACAAAAAACCAAAACTATGTTACTAAAGAATGGGTCCAAAGGAGAAGACGTTAAAAAACTCCAGGTAAAATTAGGTTTAGCAGCAGATGGTGCTTTCGGACCTGGTACAGAAGCAAAAGTTAAAGCATGGCAAGCAGCTAACGGTCTAACGGCTGATGGTGTTGTTGGTGATGGAACTTGGACTAAAATGTTTGGCGCAGCTCCAGTAGCAGAAGCAGCAGTTGCTATCCCAGCATCTGATTTTAAATTGGCAGCTCTTAAGGGTCATATTCCTGATGCAGTTATCGCTCAGATTCCTGATACAGCAGCTAAATTCGGAATCACTAACACATTAAGACTAGCTCACTTCTTAGCTCAGTGCGGTCACGAATCTGGTGGATTTAAAGCAGTTAGCGAAAATCTTAACTACTCAGCTGATGGTCTTAAGAAAATCTTCGGTAAATATTTCCCAGGTACACTTAACGAGTCTTATGCAAGACAGCCTGAAAAAATTGCTGCCAGAGTTTATGGTGGCAGAATGGGTAATGGAGACGAAGCTTCAAAGGATGGTTTCAAATTTAGAGGTAGAGGTTATATCCAATTGACAGGTAAAGTTAACTACACCTCATTTGACAAATTTGTTGACGATGACATCTTAGCAAATCCTGATTTGGTTGCTAATAAATATCCATTGGCTTCTGCTGCTTGGTTCTTTAATTCGAATGGACTTTGGACTATTTGTGATAAAGGTGCAGATAGAGCAGCAGTAGAATCTGTTACAAAAAGAGTTAATGGGGGTCTAATTGGAATAGAAGATAGATGGAAGCACTTCCAAGAGTATTATAAAATTCTGAAATAGAATCCATTGGGTACATGTTTCATATGAATCATCAGGAAGACAAAGAAAGCAGAAACAAAATGTTACAAAAATAAAAAATCCATATGGAAGCCATAAAACCAAAAAATCGTATCCAATTTATAATATGCAACAGGGTAAAAGATTACTATGGTGTTACCTCAGGATTATTTAATTCTGCTAGTTTTGTTGTTAATTATCTAAATGAAAATGATTTTGAAGCTAAAATCACACCAGTAGTTGACTCAAACTCTATTGATAAAGTTGTTACTGAATTTAATCCGGATGTTGTTATAATCGAAGCCCTTTGGGTTCCGCCAGCAAAGTTCAAGGAATTGTTTAAAATTCAAAGACATAAGAGCAGAAGATGGATAGTTAGATTACATTCAAAAGCTCCGTTTTTGGCCAATGAAGGCATCGCAACTAAATGGATAAAAGAATATGCTTCCATTAGTAAATTGAAAATTGAGATAGCTCCAAACACAAGGGAACTTACTGAACAATTAACATATTGTTTCCCCGAGGGTAATTTTATCTTTTTGCCTAATATTTATAAAGCAAAACCATTCACGCCCGAAAAACACATGAAGTGTGATTGGTTTGTTGATATTGGTTCTTTCGGTGCAATTAGACCGATGAAGAACACATACCAACAAGCAATGGCTGCCATAGAGTTTGCTGAACAAATAGGTAAAACTTTAAGATTTCACATCAATGGAACCAGAACAGAACAATATGGTGACAATGTATTGAAAAACATTCGAGCATTGTTTGAACATTCCAAACATGAGCTGATTGAACACAGATGGTACAAGCATGCTCAATTTTTGGAAGCAGCATCTAAAATGGATATAGGTATGCAAGTATCTTTTTCTGAATCTTTTAACATCGTTACGGCTGATTTTGTAACAGCTAAAGTTCCAATAGTAGCTTCTAATGATATAAGCTGGATGCCATGGATTATGAGGGTATCACCCACATCACACAGGGGAATTGTTAGAAAATTAAAATTTGCATACAAATATAGAGGATTTATTACATGGTTACAGAGCTTCAGTTTAAAAATATATAACATAAAAGCCAAATTGCAATGGCTATTAGAATTAAAAAATTGGAAAGATTTATTGTCAAAATAAACAATAAAGACAAATATTCACCGTATTAAAAATAATTCATATAAATGAAAAACCAAAATACTCACGGTATTAAAAAATAATTAATTGAAATTCAAAATGAAGGATTTATTGAAAAATGAGCTAATTAATAACCTAGAAGCGATCAATCGTTCCAATGGGGTTATTGAATTCGATCTTAATGGACATATTATTAAAGTAAATGATTTGTTTCTTTCTGTTGTTGGATTTTTACCAAATGAAAGATCGAAAGTTATCGGGAAACATCATAGTATTTTTGTTGAATCCGAGTATGCAAAGTCTTCCGGATATAAAAAGTTTTGGGAATCTTTACGTAATGGTGAGTATATCGGAGGGGAATTCCCGAGAATAAATCGGGAGGGTGCTTTAATTTATTTACAAGCAACTTATAATCCAGTTTTTGATGAAAATGGAAAACCTTATAAAGTTATAAAATATGCTTTAGATGTTACCCATATTAAAAAACAAGAGCAGGAGCTAAAAAATAGACTTAACGCAATTAATTCTTCCAATGCAGTAATCGAATTTGACCTTAACGGAATTATTTTAGATGCTAATGAGAGATTTCAATCGGTAATGGGATTTACTCTAGAAAAAATAGTTGGTAAACATCATAGAGTTTTTGTAACTGAAAAATTTGAAAATTCTAAAGAATATTCTGAACTTTGGAATTCATTAAGGAATGGAGAATTTATTTCAGGTCAATTTGAAAGAATCAAAAGCGATGGAACTGCGGTATGGCTTCAAGCTACTTATTCTCCTATTTTCGATATTGAAGGCAAACCGTATAAGATTATGAAAATAGCTACTGATGTAACAAAGGTAGTAGAACAAAAGAAAGAGCTGGAGAAGAAAAATACCTATTTGGAGCACGCTTCTAAAATTCTTCGTCACGATATGCATAGCGGTATTAACACATATATTCCAAGGGGAATATCATCATTAGAAAGAAGATTAACGGAAGACAATATTAAGGATCTAAAAATTGAAGCACCCCTTAAAATGATTAAGGAAGGCCTTTCGCATACACAGAAAGTTTATAAAGGAGTATTTGAATTTACAAACCTAGTTAGACCTAACGCTACTCTAAATAAAATTGAATGTGATTTATCAGAAATATTAGATTCTTATCTAAGATCCACTGCTTATCGACCTCAAGTGATTATTGAAAAATTAGGTAAAGAGATGGTGAATGAAGCACTTTTCTGTACTGCAATCGATAATCTTATTCGTAATGGTTTAAAATACAATGATAGCCCATCAAAATCCGTTAAAATATACAGGAAAAACAGTGTCATGTATGTAGAGGATAATGGTAGGGGTTTAAGTTCGGTTGAGTTTAAAGAACTTGCAGAACCATATACTCGTAAGGAAAACCAAACGGAAGATGGTACAGGATTAGGTCTAAATATTTGCATAGCAATATTGGAGGAACACGGATACTCAATAGAGTGTGATAAATTACCCGAGAAAGGAACTCAAATGAAAATACAGTTAAAATAAAAATAAATAAAATTATGATAAATTCAATTTTACTAGTGGATGACGAAAATCTTTTTCACTTAGTTTTCGAAGATGCATGTAGTCTTCTTGACATTTCGCTTACACTTGAGGGCGTTGATAGCTCGGATCGAGCTGCAAATCTTTTTGAAGATTGGCAAACAAATCCAGAGGGAAGACCGGAATGTGTATTTGTAGATTTAAACATCATAGGCTCCTCATATGATGGAATCGAACTTATTCGTAAGATCAATTTCGAATACGGTAACAACGTAGTTATAGGAATTATATCATCGTCTAATGAACCAACTGAACAAGCGAAAGCGGTTAAAGCAGGAGCCCAATTCTGGATAATCAAGTCGGATGAAATAGAACCTAGGCTAGAGGAATTTAAAAAAGATTTCGAGGGTTATAAAAATAGAACTGCTCCATTTAAAATTTACAAATAAATAATGAAAGTTGATAAAAAAATAAGAGATTGGTTATTAGAGGTTCAATCTAAGAATAATATATTTTTAGAAGGAAATCTTCTGAAAGTTATAGAATCTGATCCTAGTGATGAAGATTTTATTAAGTACATTGAAGATGCAAGTACTAAAGATAAAGATGCTCGTAAGAGAAGATTGGATGTTACTAAACAGATCCAAGAGCACAATAAGAACTTAATAACTGCACAGGAAGATAATATCAGAATAAATGAGGAACTTAAAACAGCTTTAGAATCAGCAGAGGAAGAAAGAAAAAATTCTGAATTGTCAAAAATCGAAGCAGAAACCGCTAAAGACGCAGCTTTAAATGATTTGGATATTATACAAAAAAGATCACAGACAGAATTGATCAGCACAATAGTTAAAGTTGCTTTGGGCGTAATTATGGGGGTTGGTGTGATTACAACTATCATGTACTCAATAGCTATAATAACCGGCAAAGACACACAAATGATAGGATCAACTTGGTCCAATATGTTTGGTATATTACTTACTAACGCTTTCTCGATAGTGGGTACGATAATGGGTGTAAAATATGCATCAGAAAATAAAGAAAAATAAAAATGGCAAAGTCAAAGGTAACAACAGAAACAAAATTCAAATCAAACTCAGCTAAATCTTGTGATAGACATGCTAAGAGTGGAAGCTCAAAAAACAAAAACTCTAAGAATTACTTAAAAGGTAACAAGGGACAGGGGTAATAAAAAAGGCTAGTTTAACTAGCCTTTTTTATTTAATCTTGTAGATGTTCTTCAATTTTTTTAAGAATTGCTTCCTTAGTTTGAACTCCTGAAGTTCTACCAACCTCCGCACCGTCCTTAACATAAACGATAGTTGGTATTGATCTCACATTGAAATTTCTTGCTTCTGAATCTGAATTGTCCACATTATCTTTTTTCATTTCAACTCCTCTTTCGTTTCCTTCTGGAAACTCATTCATTACTGATTCGAAAACTGGCCCGAGCATCTTGCACGGTCCACACCACTGGGCCCAGAAATCTATTACTTTTAATTTTGACATAGTTTTTTGTTTTAATATAGTTTATTATTAGCTTCTTTAGCTTCTTTGGTCCTGGCATCTGGAAATTGGTTATCCAGGATGTCATTAGCTTTTTTGTTGTTAACCAACGATTTCCAGTCCAGTATGGTTTTACCCTTAGTGTACCAAATGTCATTTATAACTTTGTATTGGTACGGATCGGATGGAGAGGTTGTATAAATACCAGGCAAGGTTACTGTTGTACCTTTTATACCTTTAGTTACATTAGTTATATTAGAAACGCCAGACCCTTTACTATTTTCCAATATATTATCTATAGCCTTTCCTATTTCACCATAAACTGGTAAATTCCCATGTGGATCGCTAACAGATCCAATCGGTGGTTCTATTATAACTGCACCCTCTTTAGCAAATTTTTGATAAAATGCTTTAACCTGACTCGTCGTGATGGATTTGTTACCTCCCCAACCCCAAGATCCCTGTACTGCTATAAAATTAGCAGACGGAAAAGCTCTTCTAAGACTACCAAATAATCCTGAGATGTTGCTATTGATATTGAAACCGCCGTTTGTTCCTATGTTAATAATAACATTTTTTATTGATGTTGTTGATGGTTTCTTATCTAAGGCACCAATTAGCCATTTTATTCCCATCCCGCCTTTCCATAATGCTTCTTCCGAGCCTTTCGTGGAAAGAATCTTTGCATATTTGGTATTTTTGGCTATAAAGGGAGTACAAGAGTCACCAATTATTATGTTCTCTTCTCGATTTATAGATTCATTGATAGAAAAGAACGATCTAAAGTCCTTTATTATATTATTCATTCGGTGGTATATTTTTTTACATGTATGTTGTTGGTGACATAAGACTGGTAAATACCAGGGAAACACCATTTATCTTTGTTTTTCCCATGCTGAAGAATGATGCTCCGTCTGCTTTCCATTTTCCTCCACTTGTAAATGGCCCGTTAGTATTTGCTGGTTGAACGCCAGTATCAAAAGTTCCGTTCGGCCAGAAAATTAAGCTCCATGTTTGATTAGTAGAATAGGGGGCTTTAATCTCTAATTCCCAAGCATTTGGAGGTTGATTGCCCAATTTCGCTGGTCCCCCATATTGAACATAGGTTGGTTTAGCTCCAGCTTTCTGAAGAAAATCCGGCATTTTGGGAAGTGCTGTTGCAGCTTCATTAATAGCACCGTATGGTAAAATGTGATTCATTGTGATTTTTTTTCTTTTATATATCCCTTCCCACAACATTAATATCACATAAAGAATAACATTCCTCCCATCCACCAGGTCTAACCGTCCGCATTTTATTTTCATTTAGTGTGTCATCCTCATCCCGAGTTATTAGACAAACCCCCGAATATGAATCCATGCATTCGTTTATCTCTTCCTGGCTTTGTTTTGTTATTAATTCTTTGAGTAGAATATTTAACGGAGTCGTGTGTTCCCATACTATTAACCCTCTTTTTTTATCATCCTTGCCGACAAGATATTTCTGATGCCATGTTATCGTGAACGGATCAAGATGAGGAAATTTGGAATTGAAAAATTCAATGACTTTAGACGAAGCCATTGTTGCAGGTAAATCTGACCATTTCTGGACGCATCCATTTAATGACTCCTTAACCTTTTTTGTTATTCTTTCCTTCTCACCATATTTTAAGACACACCTCTGATATTGTTGTACGTGTGCCCATATTAGGGGGTAGAATGCATCATCAAATTGATCCTGCATACTATGATAAGAATTCAATTACTTTTTCTTTTACTCCTGATTGTTTGATTCCTTCATTTTCTCTTGGTGTGTGAACGAAGTTGGATAATCCCCACTTTTGTTCTCTATCGTAGGTATCTTTTTCACCTAATTCCAAATCGTCGATACAAGCCCAATGTGTAACTTCAGGATGATCTGTTAGATATTGTCTAACTTCGATACATCTTTGTTGTTCATACATTGTTCTTCTAACCCATTCAAATTCATCAGGTTTATCACAACCGATGTATCGTTTGGTGAATGCGATTGGAGCTTTTAAGATTCCTTTTGATAGGTAGTATTCCCCAAGTTCTTCCAATGTTGCGTGTAATCTCCAATCAGAGGAAACAACGATTTCAGCTCCGGTTTCTTCCAATACCTCATTCAATACCTTAACGGCTTTCTTATCAAAATCGTCAAATCTTACCTCAACTGGTGCGGTTGTGTCGCTGGTTGCATCAGGATTAAGCTTTCTATACTTACTCCATTTTTTGGATCTTCCACCCCAGTTATTGGAGAGACAGATTACGCCGTCATTATCCAGGAACAAAATTTTTTTAGATTTCATTTATTTCTTTTTTCCGAATTTAATTTTTATACTTGGATATTATTTTCATCAGATTATCCGGCAGAATGCCCAGATTTATGCTTATGTTGAACGGTCCATATGATCCGACATCTCCCCAATACAAAGTAATAGGTATCAAACCCGTTAATATCATCGGTCGTCTTATAGATTCCCGTGTGATAAACCGTTTTTCTTAGCTTCATTGTTTTAGCTGCCTTGCGGAATCTTTCAAATGCTATCCCGTATCTTTTTGTTAACTTGAATGATTTATACATATTATTTTGTGTAATGAATTGGATTTTTACAATTTCCTTTATGTGAACCCCATCGGCCTGTTCCATTACCGACTGCAATATATTCACAACCTTCTAGAGTATATACTCTATAATTTTTGTCATAATACTTTGATGTGTTATCCAGTTCCATTTTATGTGGATTTGGTGTTTGTTTACTACTATCAGCACATCCAATTACTGCTAATAATCCTACTAATATTGATAAAAAGTTTTTCATAATTTATACATTTTTATTTCTCTTCTTTGGTATTTCGTAATTTTCCGTCAGCCATTCAAATAATTAGTGGGGTAATATACACGGGTAAAAATCTATAAAATCAAATAAGATTTCTTCCCAATCGTTTTCTAATTGTTTTTTCTTGTGTTCCAAAATGAACCTCTTAAGTCCTTCCTTTTTCTCGTCATTGAAGATGCTCTCTAATTTGATCTCCTTAGGTCTTCTACTATTATTCTCCATTTTGAGTGCTTGAGAATCCAACAGACTTCTGCCCTTTAGCTCTTGGCTTTTGTTTTAGATCTCTAAGATTATTAATTGCATCCTCGTAGGTGTTATCCAGTAAAAATACCGAGATGAATAGCTCCTTTAGATGTGACATTGACATTCCTTCTGTATCTTTAACCCATAGATCAAAATCAACTTCAAGTTCATCCCCTATCTTGTTCTTAAGATATGACATCCTAACCTCCTTGCTTGGTGGGGAAATATAATATCTTCTATCGAATCTGGATGGCCTGTTTGTTATTCTTTCCTCCAATTTCTCCGGATAGTTTGTTGTTGCAATATAAACAACATTTTCAATCTGCTTTACTCCATCAAGCATATTAAGAAGCTGAGATGTAATATAACTGCTCTCCGATGCAATAGAATCAATATCCTCGATTATAACAACGAGAGGCCTATTCGGTTCAATCTGTCTTAGCTTCGGGATAATATCAGCATAACCTCTAACCGAATCCTCGTCCTTAATATTAATAACTATACCAAATAACTCGCTGATGATATGTTTCATACAAAGCTGCAATATACCAGACTTACCACATCCAGGATCCCCATAAAGTAGTATACCTCTTTTATGCATAAGCTTATACTTTTTGTACGTCTGTCTTTTTTTCCAGAAGCTTTTAAGATCAGTTAGGATAACACCGATCTCCTTTGTTGGAAGCTGATAAAGCTCGTCGGTATTAATACGCTGTCTTTTTAAAGTCCATTCGCCAGCCCGATTATTATAATACATGTCATATAACCCGGGCGGAAGGGTCACAGTTGTTGCTGGTGATGGTATATATGTTCCGTCGCCATTGGTTGACCATTGGCTAAAGTCTATTTTATCCAGACCATCTGGATGTTCATCAGAATTCTCCTCGGGGGGAATGTTAAAGTCATCCATATCCGCATCTTCTAATACATGCATTCTTTTAATTCTCTTCAGAATCCCTTTTTCTTCTTTCCCCATTTAATAGATAATTATGATTGGTATTTTTTTATAGCTTTTCTTCTGTCTATCCCTGATCGGGGAACCATAACTATGGTTGTGTTACTCTCTGTCAATTTAGGATCCAATAAAAGATATAGTGTCCGTATTTGGAGTCACATAAACAAAATCAACATATGCTGGTTCATGTTCCTTCTTAGGTTGTTCTGTTTGGGCAACCAATGCTTGCGATGCTACCAGTAATCCAGAAGCGATAATTAATTTCTTCATATTCTTTTTATTTGGTTTATATTATTTGGTTCCTCCCTATTTTTTACCTTTTGGTGTTTTTTTAATTTTATTAAAGCTTTTTTCGATGTTATCCCAGGCGCTTTCCTTTGGTGTTTCCCTTCTCTCCCCATAATTCTTCTCCAAATATTCCCAGGTTGATTCTATCGAATGACATATGGGTTCTCCGCTCTCATCAGTTGCTCCATATCTGGCTTCACCAGCCTCGTGGATTTTTGTCATTATGCCATCCACACTCTTATAGCATGGAAGCTTGCTCCAATCCTTCTCACCAAAATCGCTTTCGTAGCAAAACCAGGTAAACCAATCATATCCTTCTTCACCATATACTTCCTTTATAAGAATATCGATTACTCTATTTAGATCATCTGTGAAATCTATTAGGTCAATTTTTAACTCGTATGCCTTTGATGTTATTTCGCCTTGTTTTTTAAGCCTGAGTACCATTTCTGCGAATTTTGAGTACTCCATTTAGTAAGATTTGATATCGTTGTTGTTAGAAAATACGAAGATTAGACTTCCACCCTTTGTTAGATTGATCACTTCTTTATAATCTTCTTTTGGTATAGAAAAGCATCCCCAACTGTATGGTGTGTGTTGTACCTCTGCATTATGGAAAACTATTGCTCTGGATCTAACTTTTGAATTTATATCCTGTAGTCCATCCACCCTCATGGCATAACCCCAATTACCCTGATAACTCTCCGCTGTTCTCATTACTCCTTTTGAGCTCGTTTTGCTATTTGGCGTGTTTGAGAATTTGGATGGTATTGAGGTTTGTCCTGATCCTTTACCGTGACAGACTTTTGATGATTTAATGATTTTTTGAGAATCCAGATCAACTACATATAGTCTTTGAACTTCCATTGGTTTGGAGAAGTCAACTATTATAACTGTGTTTTTCTTTGAACCCCATTTTTTCTGAACTGAATTTGCTAGATCTATTATGTTATTATTGTAACTTCTAGCGGTAGGATCAACCTTAGCAACCTGTGCATTAATAGTTGATAAAGAGAATGTTAGATATAAAGCTATTAATTTCATTTGATATTATTTTCTACAAATATAGATGATTATCTCGTTATAAAAAAATTTTATGCGGGTTATATACACTATGAAACCAACCAAAGAGTACTTAGATCACATCAAGAAAAGACTGGAAGCAATGAATCCACACTTGCCAGCTAATTCTAATAATGAGTTTTCTGGGGGTTTTGAATTGTCAGATACTATGGATCAGATGGGGAGAGCAGCTATGGAGTACCTTAAAAACAAAAAAGATCCAGAAATACTACCGGACCCGTTATTTCCTGATAGAAATTAAATCTATACCAATCTCTTAGGTATCGAATCAGCTATCATTTCCTTATATCTGGTTGTCGACCATCCATGACTTCGATCCAAATAAACAATATCTATACCTAGATGATCACCACTATATGATTTACCGATATAATCGTCGCCCAGAAATCTCACAGCAGGTTTAAGCTTTTCTAACCATTCAATCAAATCATGCTCCGTTTGATAAACTATTATCTCATCGACCTGAACAAGAGATTCCAGAATAACAATCCTTTCATCTGCACTTAATACGGGTTTAAGCTTCTCTGGTCTTTCTATCGATGGGTCTGCGTGCAGCATTATTATTAATTTATCGCAGTTTCTTCTGCACTCATTAAACATGTATATGTAACCCGGATGTATAACATCGAAATTACCAGCTATAATGCCTTCTTTCATTTTTTATGTAGGTTTATATTAAATATCGATTGGTGCTTGCTACGAGCTTAAAAGCACACTTACTATTTAGTTAAATGACAATTAATCCCAGTAGTTTTGTGCATTATAAAAATAATTGCTATTATTTCTATTTAGCCAATTTCTAAATATAAGTTTCAGCATATTTAGATAACCATATTTTTTAAATCTACGGTTATCTTGTGTCACCAGATTAAATATGAGTTTAAATCTTTTCTTGTCTATTTTCCTGCTCAGCAACCAATCTTCGCTCTGCTTGGCATTTACATCATATCCACCAAGTTCATCAAACTTAGATTTTGATATCAGTACGAATCCACCTATCGCAAATGGCATGGTCTTGGACAGTACCCATGTGGATAAACGATTTACAGAAAACATCATCTCCGCTCTCCTGTCTCTTTCACCTTTGTATTTGGGAGTAGTACCAACCATATCATAATTACCGGTCAGCATTTCATTCAGAGATTTTCTTATGGCATCTTTGCTAGTAAATGTAACGTCAGCATCTACAAAAAGTATATAAGGCGTTGTTGCTAATTTTGCACCCTCATTTCTGCCAACTGACGGTAGTCCGCCTGGTATAACATCTATTCTGATACCCAGATTATCCCGGAGCACGTTGATTTTTTCGATTGTTCCGTCGGTGGATCCAGCATCAGCAACTATTATACGTATACCCTTGGAATCTAGCTGACGGTAAATATGTATTATTGTTCTTCCTATGTATTTTTCCTCGTTATAGCATGGTATAACTACCGTTATCTGGTCTTGCATAGTATTAGTCGGTTCTTTTGGCAGAGTATATATGAACAATTCTCTACCCAATCTCCGGTGTTCATGTATCTAACACCATCCAGCATTTTATCCTCCGGACTGTGTATATGTCCGCAGATAACAGTGTGGCAATTTCTTTTCTTGGTCTGTCTAACCATCTCATTCTCGAAATCAATCATAAATGATATTGCTGCTTTAACATTATCCTTTAGGTATTTAGAAAGACTTGTCGTTCTCCCCATTTTCTTAATGAATCTATCGATCACAATAGCAAGATCGTATCCGACAGAGCCCAGCATGCCAAGCCAATGCATTTTAACGATCCCGTCATATTTGTCACCGTGACAATACCAGACCCCGTTTTCAATGAACTCGTCAACAACTCTAATGTTACCCAATTCAAGCGGGGTGTACTTTCTAACAAATTCATCATGATTCCCAGAAATCCAGATAATCTCCTTGTTCTTAGAAATCTTAAGTAGTCTTCTGATTACTCTGGCGTGTTGGTATGAGAATTTTTTATACTTCGTAAATAGCCAGCCGTCAATGATATCACCAACCAAAATGTACCGCTGGTAGCTTTCATCGGAAAGCAATTCCAGAATTTCCTCTGTTTGGCAACCTTTAGATCCTATGTGCAGATCCGAGATAATGAGGGTTTTCATATTTTTAATTTATTTAATGCTTCCTTGATAGCTGCGTTATATATTTCGTGCTTAACCCGATAGAGTTCACGTATTTCATCTTCTCTTCCATCCTCGATAAAAGCCTTGTTCACTATCTTGTCGATCTTGTTGTAGATCTCATGTAATAATGCATCGGGACTTTTGTGACGGGACATATAAAAAATGTCTTCCTTCTCATACCGGTCAAACACCAATGTCAACTTAGCTGAACGTGTATAACTTTCAATGACACTTATATAAACCTTGGAGTGTATCCTTGGACCTGCTTTTTTGATTCTTGCTGGTGCACCATCAACTCCCTTTGGTTCATTTAGCGTAACTGAATATTCATCAGCAAGTTCACCACAGATAAAAGCAACATACTTCTCCATTGTATCATTATCAAAATGTACAGATCCCTTGATTTGTGGCTTTGTATTAGAGATCAATTCCTTAGTAAATTTGGATAACTCCGATGTGTAAGCAATATATTCGGGATCATTATATCCCGAGTTTATTAACGAGATTCTTTTTGGATCTTCGAGATACCACCTCGCTAATTTGACTGATGCTGACATCGTTTCAGAAGCATCTCCAAACTCGTGATTATCGTTATACCATCCCGTTGCTACTCTATTTAGTGTTTCCCTATCAAGAAACTCAATCGAGAAGTTCACATTAGAACCATCCTTATAGTGCTCTGGTGAATAGTGGATATAAACTCCGCTCTCCTCAAGTCTTTTGTAACTATCCATATTATATTAATTCGTATTTTGTTAATGTGTCTCTTCGCTCTTCCTTGTTAATGCCCATTAAATAGTTCTTAACATTTTTAACAATTAGTTTACTATAAAATGTTCCAATATATGATAGTGTTACCTTCTTCTTTTCCGAAACTCTATTGGCTGAGTTAACCTTCCCGTTTTTAATCTCACTGATTGCTGATAATATTTGATTTTTATACCCAGAATTACCATCAATAAGATTAATAACTCTAGTTGATAAAATTCCATCAACTACTACCCTTATCTGATGGGGTTTCTTACCCTTGATATATGTTATTGAATACTCATCATATCCAGCGTGATCAAATCCTGTCTCGTTTTTTTCATATTTAGCAACCTTGAAGATGTTTTCCATGGGTGTAGGCGTTAGATTAATTTCTAATTTGGTGCTAAATTAGTATTTTCTTACGGAATAGCTCCGTTACTTAATATCTTTCACGAAATGATAAATCATCGAGTATGAAGGCTTAGCTTCCTTATGTTCGCTTGGATAATTCCAAGATTTACCCTGGCTATCAACAACGTTGATTAATCCATCTATAAATGCATAAAGCTCTTCCACGCTAAAAACATTCACAATCACACCATACTGGTCCTTGATGTTTATCTTTCCATTATCCCTGATCGCTTTTAAACAATCACCCTCGTAATTAATTAATCCTAATTTATTCATCTTATTGTTTTTTATTTGTTGATTCATTGAGTTTTTCTAACAATACTGCATTGGATGCTATAGCATTCTTCCAATAATAGTAGAATTTGTCACATAACGGTTTTTGTAGATCGAGCTTTTCCTTGTGTATAAATTTAGGTTCTTTTATGGTAGTGACTGCCCCATATTTGGTGACGTACATTAAACCAGCATAATCAGGAACCTCCTCCTTACTAACGAGTCCCTCGGGAACACAGTAATAGAATTTATTTGGTTTAAATTTCCATTCTGTTGGTGCATGATAATGTTCTGATATCCTCCTTTTGGTTTCAGGATCCGTATGATACTTATATTTCTTAACCAAATAAGTGCCCTCGTTCATGATCGAGTGCTTGTCAACTTTTTTGAAGTCATTAAGAAAATCAGATCTGCTTATCTTAATTTCGATCTCATAGCAATATCCGCTTTTCTGCACAACAAGGAAATCAGTTTCCCAATTGTGTCTAAATAGGTAAAGATTGGTGACCGTATATTTTATATTATTGCTGTCAAATCTTTTCTCTAATGCAGTCTGTATGGTTTTCTCCGTGTGTTTGATCTCACTCATATTACAGGATTAATCCCACCATCCTTTTAATCCAGATCCATCAAACCATTCATTCCAAAGTTCCCTTTCCCTCTTTTCTTCCTCCGTTTGTGCCTCGTGCAATTTACGGTATTCAGCATGATCCTGTCCTTTTAGTATTTTAAAAAGCTCTTCCCATTCTTGTTCCTCAATCTCATTCGATCTATAGAAGATCTTACGATTGTGTGTTTTTTCTTCCTGTGTATCTTTTTCAACTAGTCGGTAGAGTTTTTCATCCTTCTCACCAAATGGGTTATCTGTGGTGTCTCCGGTCTCCTCAAACTCCCAATCATGAAGAATTAAGTCACCCAATTCTTTTTCTGCCATCCCGATATAGTTGCCCTCGTTATAGTTTTTGATTAGCTCGACAGCTCTACGCATTGCAGCAACTTTCTTTAAACGCGGACCATCAATCTCATTACCATGTTTTTCAATAGTATCTGAAATATTGGTTAACCCAATCTCAAGGAATTTTAAAGTGCCGTGGTGATCAAACCAATAATGGCTCCATAGTGCTTTTCTGAATGTCCAAACATTCTTAGTGAATCTTGGTATGTCATATCTAAATAACTCATATATTTTATACCACCCTGTTCCGTGACGCATTAGTTTTTTAATGCTATCACCTTTAATGCTATCACCAAAACTATTTGAAAAATTTGCATTCATCTCTTAATTTCTATTGTTTATAATCATAGTCCTGTTGACAAATTAGTTCCAACAAAAAGGTCAGATTGCTCTGACCTTTTTGTTTAATATTATTGTTTCTGATTATCGCTCGTCAGATAATTATTTTTACTCTTCGTCATCCTCCTCATCGTCATACTCATCGTCAGTGCTTACTCCGGAATCATCAAGATCAACTAAAACCTCAGCAGGTTTTTCAGGTTCCATTTCAGTTGTTTCTTCTTTTTCACCCTCCATTTCATTTCTGATGAATTCAGCAACTTCCTGAATATCATCTTTAGACGTAGCAATGTGATCCGAAGCCCAGTCATGCCCATTCTTAATTAGATTGTCAATTTCATCGGGATTCATTTTTAAAATCTCGTCAACATAATGTTTAATTGAAGCAATATTCTGAAAGAACATATAATGCTGTTTCTCGTCACGCTTTTGCACATCAACCGGTGCATCGACTGTTTCCTCGCTAAGAGATGTTGATTTTTTTCCGAATTCCTCGAATGAAGCTATTTTATCCATGATTTTTATTTTTTATTATATATCTAAGTTGATAAATGGTTTCTATTTAACCGGTATACCATAGTCTATGAACTTTGGTTTTTTTGGTGCTTCGTTAGCGAAGTAATATTTATATGTCTTTTTTGATTTAACTAGATATATCGTTTTATAGAAACCGTCAGGCACTGTTGCTCCTGTTGGTAACTTAATTGACTTCTTGCTAAAAACTAAATCTATCGTGACAGTAACAGTCTCTGTTTTTGCTAATTCTCTTTCGTATTCTTCCAGCATTCTCCAAACCCCCCTGTTAAGATATTGGTTTTGTAAAGCACAGTTCAAATAACTAAATGTTTGATGTAGCATTTCCTTAGTACAATTGAAATCAGCAGCAGGAGCTAGGTGACCCTTATCGTACAGATTCTTTACATAATCTTCATTGTTTGATGTCTTTATGCTGTCATTCGTATAGAAGTCCATTCCTGCTCTAGAAGCTGTTCCTGCTGGGCATAATACCGTGTATTTTATCCAAGTTGGCTGCTCCAGTTTTTCACTATACTTAACTTCGTATATCGGTGTCTTTACGTTTACACAGTCTCTGAGTTGTCCAAAAACAATCGCAGGTAATAGGAGCAATAATAATCTTTTCATTCTTAATTTTTTAGTTTATATATTTTATAAATCACATTAAAAATGAAACATAATCATCTATACACGGACACATTGAATTCGTATTTTCACCCAATGAGATTATTAGATCTGAGCCGATCAATTTTTCTATTCTTAGCCTGATTGTATTATATGTAGATTCCTTAGATTTCTCTAAAATCAATACATCCTAATCATCCTATCCTGTTCTTAGAATATTCTGGCATTCATCCGGTTGGGATATGTGGAACTATATGGATAATCTTTACTTATAGTGTTGTTTAATAAGTTATAGTAATGATTTATAATAAAATTTAGTATGATTATATTGAAAAGGTGCCTTTCTTACACTATTTTATTAATCCAGAGATTCCCCGCAATTAGGGCAAAACTTCCATGTTTTTTTCTTCGTTCTTGTTCCGCATCCGGGACAGTATGATCTTATTTCAGTAACCTCCACTGGTTTTCCTGATCTTGGCATAATCTGATACTCAGATGTGTAGCTACAAAACCAAGAATAGCTTCCGGAGTCGGACCCAAATTTCTGATCTGATTTTCCACCCTTCCCAACTCTACCTGTTTCCAGTGATTTACTAGCGGGAGTGGCTGAAGAATATAAAGCGTTAATAGTATTTCCTCCAAATGAAACTGAATTTCCACTTATAGCGGAAGTTGTTGTGAATATAGCATTTGAGCCAGCAAAATGTGTGTTCGTAGTTCCTATTGTGCTTGGTTGAAAACCTAATTCGCTTCCGAATGTGATGGGTGTATAGGGATACTGGATAGTCCATGGTTGGATCGGAACATAAGTAGCACCTGTAGATATTGTGCTCCGGGTGTAATTTGTGTGTTCAGGATAGAACTCAACCTTTACCTTTCCGTTGCTTTTGATTGCTTCCCTAGTCTCCTTGCTGTCATCGACATCATAAGTAGAGAATAAGAATTTTTTCTTCTCATCAAGATAGCGATCCAAAAAGTACCTTTGTCCAGGCTTAATAACTAGACCCGAACTACTCATCAGCTTATCATTAAGATAAATTTTAGCTAAGTATGATAAATTGGTTGGATTGTAGAGTTCGATTTGAAACTCCTGATCGTTGTCTAGATAGACAAGATCCTCATTTAGGCCGTAGATTTTTTGCCTGTTGTTGGATACGGCTATCCAAGCTTGTGGTTTTGGCGCGGAGTTGCTCGACACGCCGTAATTGTTGTTTTTCATTTTTACCTTTTTTTATTTTTTAAAATCCCATCGCTGCTATTTCTAACAACTCTAAGGCCATCTTGACCTGGGACACTAAGCACGAAAGGCACCTTTCAATACAGTGTTTTATATATCTATTTTATTAAATAGTCAATTTTTACCATTCATCATCAAACCCGGGATCATCCTGATATGAACTATCATGATATTCGTCCCATTCCTCATCTTCCCCAAGAAATCCCCTATCATGATCCTTTACTAGCACTTCCCATCCATCTGAATCTTTAAACCAAACATGCGTAGGTCCAGGCATAGATTCTGTGCTCCATTCAACTTTTGAATCGCTTCCCCATCCTCCTGGTATAAGTGAGTCTATGCTCAATATTAAATCTTCAACCTCAATTAAAAGATCTGTTTCAAACGGGTGATCTTCTATGTATATTTCCAGATGTCCGGAAAAATTAATGGATGCTGATTCTGAGAAAAGCATACAAAAATTAAGAAAATCCTCGTTGAGATCCAGTGAATTTTTTATATCAACCAGATTACTTTCCCTGAATTTCCTATTGGAAGTGAGTTCAGCATTTAAAAAATAATTCGATTTCATTTTTTTAGAATTTTTTTAGACTATATACCAAAAAAATAATTGACTTTATAGGAAAAGTCTAAAAAACTTCCGGAATAATTCAGCCTGCCTGTTGCATATGTCTGATTTTCTTCCCTTAGTATCAACTCGGAAATTAACATAATCAACATTATATTTTCCGAATAGATTATCGAGCATATTTAGTCTATTCTTTATGTTACTTGTTACAATCATAAGCTCATCCGAATACGATACGCCATTATCTCCAAGATATTGGTATATTCTTGGCGATAGATTCTCAACGTAATATTTTTCTGTCTCTCCATCCAGTATATCAGAAAATTCAGATATTGCAGTTTCAATCATGAACGGATCGACAGTATAGGACGGTTGCATAACACTCATCTCGGTAAATTCGGTATCTTCATTATCTGTATCGCCGATTAGAAGACCTATCGATGAAACTGAATCCAGCGATTTGTTCGAGTTTAATGCTGTAATATCTACGCAGATGAATCTCATATTAGTTTTTTATTTCTTCCGTATCTGAAGCTAATCCCAATTCATCTCTCCTCTGCTGTGACATGCTTCTGGAGAATAAAGAAAATCTTTTTCTCCCGTCATCAGACTGAAAAACTAAGGTACTTCCAGAATTCGCTTTCAACGTAAAGTTTAGCTCTCCCGGATTTGTCTTATCATTACTCCATGCAATTATTATCGGGTCCTCGTTATCAAACTGACAAACCCATTCAGCCAAATCATATTCTTGGATTTGTGCTATTTCCGCTTCTTTTATTTCTTGTTCCATATTATTTATATAAAATTTTGACAAAATGATTTTCTGTGGTGCTTTGTTATACCGATCTCTCTTATAGCGCTAATATGATCAGCTGTTCCATATCCTACATTTCTTGACCACAGGTACTTTGGAAATTCGGAGTCCAGAGATTGCATAAGCTGATCCCTATGAACTTTCGCTAATATGGATGCTGCTGATATTTGTAGTATTTTAGAATCCCCCTTGATCACACATTCGTATGGTACATCCTTATATCCAGGAAATTTATCCCCATCAATGTATAAGAAATCTGGCTTTTCTGAGCAAGCATCTATAGCTCTTCTCATGGCTAGAAACGTTGCCTGAAGTATGTTTATCTGATCTATCTCCTGAGGTGAACTTGCACCAACACCCCATGCTATGGCATTGTCCATGATCAATCTTGCTAGCTCCTCTCTTTTTTTAGGGCTCTTTATTGTTTTGCTGTCCTTTATTCGCGGATCGCTAAATCCATCGGGTAATATTACAGCAGCGGCAACAACCGGTCCGCTAAGACATCCTCTGCCTTCAGCCCACCTCGTCAACACCAGCTATAAACTTTAGCTCGCGAAGAAGAGGCGGATTATTTTTTATTATCATTATTTTTATTATTTTAAAGTTGTGTATTCTCCCCTGATGAAATTGATGTGCTGTGCTTTACCGTCATGGTGTATTATAACATGTGACTGAAGCCATCCACTGGGTCCGATATTATAATTTACTCTAAGTTTGGTTGAAGTACCAACAGCTAAAGCACCGTCTCTTCTTCCGGGAGAGTGATAATGTCCAACCACTATTTTTGTGTTTAGTTTTCTAAATTGCAATAAAGAACCTCTAGTCCCGCTGGATCCTATGTCACCGTGTTGTCCAAGTTCCCATCCGCTTATAACAAAGCTATCGCTTCTACCTAATGTCCTGAATTTAGGATATTTTTGATTTATTAAGTAGGGTATCACTCCATTTGGTGCTGCTCCTTTAAGTATCAATGCGCTATACTCCATATATTCTATGGAATTCTTCATTGTCGTAGCCTTCCTCCAATCGGTTCCTTTTAGCCACCTGTCTAAAAAATCGTCGTGATTACTTCTAACTATTGTTACATTATAATCTTCAAAATCCTTTAACCCATCTAGCATCGAATCAACTTCACCCCTTAACGAGTTTGTTCCTTCGAGTTCTCTTTGGTATTGTATGAATGGATCTTTCGATTCGTGATGATTAATAGATAATCCATCAAACACATCATGCAATACAACGTTTTCTGGATTTATGATTTTAAAAAGATCTAGCGTTTTTTCAATAACCCGTTCATCATGCTGACCATAGTGTAGATCTCCTAGTATTGCAGCTGAGATTGATTCGATCTTAGTAACCGAGCTCATATCATTATCATAATCATAAGTAACCTTATTGTAAAGATCGCAGAAATCGCCGTCATCCGTTGCAGTCACCTGGCGGGCAAAGAATATAGTCTGATCCTTTATCTCGACAACAACAAATCCTAACGTGTGGTGGAACTCCCCTTTTTTACCCGATTTGGAATCTGTGTAATTTTTAACTGTACATGCTCCTGTAGACATCATCATCTTTGGCATATTTCCCTCTAGTACAGGAATAGTTTCCATATGAACCCTTGGTGATCCAAATACGCATGAATTAATCCCGCTCATACCCTGTAGTCCAGTCATAGGATCTACTGCGGTTGGTTGGATCTTAACATCAGACATGATCCACATATGTTTATGAACTTCATGTCTATTAGCATCCAGATATTGTGATATTCGTGGAGACCATGTATCATATGCCTGATCACTAAATACCGAGGTTGGATTTTTATATCTTCCCGCTATTACGTGGATATCAGCATTTATAAATTTTGCATACTCCTCTATATTAGAAACAAAAGCATTGTGGACCGGTGTGTCATTTTGAGCCCAAGTTATAATAAATCTTTTCTTTCTTTTATTAAACTTTCTCTCCTTTGCTTTTATTAATTCAGGTGATTCTTGTATAGACTTTTCAGTGATGCCCAACTTTGAGACCCAACTTTGAACTGTTCTTTCAGATTTTCCCAAATATTGGCTTAGCTGTTTCATTCTTTCGTCCCATGCTAAGTTACGGTTCCAATAAATTTCCGAGAGATCTGAAATTTGTTCAGGTGTTAATTCTTCAAACTTCATTTATTATGTTCTTTAATGGTTATGGTTATATTTATATCTATCAACAAAATAAAGGTTTCAGAATTAATCCCAAACCTTTATTTATATAGTATTACATTGTTATTTAATTAATTCAAATTCACCAGTTGCGCCAACTGATTCATTATCCGACATCTCTATTATGTGTGTTTCTAGTTCAGTAAAAAACTCCATGACAAATTTACATTTTTCAAATTCCTCTGTGGACTCATAGTAAACCAACAATGAATTCTTAATGCCATGGCGCTTAGAAAATATACGGGGTGACATCATACTGTCTTTGCCGTATTTCTTCATGCTCTCTATTGCATTTTCAAAAATCTGTCTATTTAGTTTTCTTTCCATCCGGATTTAATCCCGTTTCGCTATTATTTCTTTTAGCCTGATATGCCTTTAATATTTCAAGTAGATCCTTACATTTTTCATAGTCCTCAAAATATTCGAGTACCTTTATGCAATCTTTAATCTGGTCTAGTGAATTTCCACCATTTCTAATTATAATTGAATAATCAGATAATGCGGAATCGTATACTTTTTTATCCTCCTTTTTCATCTTCACGTTATATGTGTAAAAGTTAGGCTGAAAGTTCATAGAGATCCAATATCTCTAAGCACACCTCATATAGTTCCTCTAATTCGCATCTTCTCAGATAACTATTTAAAAATTGGGGAAATTGTTCCTTATTGAGTGTGAATATAACGCCCTGTGAGCTAGAATCAGAATCTCCCGGGAACATGGTGAAAAGTACAGCTTTATCGAGGTTTTCTAGTATGGCATACTTCACCTTTTTATAGATTAAATCACCCAAGAAAAGATGATTCTGATCTTTCAGATCCATAAATTCTTTAAAGGATCCCTCTTCCATGATTTATTTTAATTTTAAAGGGCTCTAGCCAACCCCAAATATAACTTTAAGTGAAATAGCTATTATTGCAGCAAATAGTATCCATAGCGCTTTATTTACGCCACTTTGCCAATTTTTTAATTCCTTTATGTCGCTGTTGAACTGCAGATAGTCTTCGTACCTGTCTTCCTCCTGGATTCTGAATTTGGTGTTTTCGTTAACTTTAACGATAACCCCGTCATCAGGATCTAGCAGTTTCTTTTTGATATCTGAGATATCATCCTTAAGTGATTTCTGATCCAATCTAAGTCCTTCTATTCCATCCTGCAGGTGTTTAAGCTCACCATTAGGCATATTAGATTTTAGCCGAGATAGCTCGTCTAATATCTGCTTCATCAGAAGCGTTTGTGTTGTATCTTTTTCGTCCATTATTTCCTTTGGTTAATTTTGCCCAACTCCCAAAAGATGTAATTGTACTATATATCACAAGGCTCCCTAATGAAAGATTAAAAAAAGAGGTTATTAATTTTATTATCGAAGTATTTTTCCTTGTGGAATTTCTGTTGTAACCTCGGGGAAGTCTGATAGTATATCGAATCCCTCATTATCGCTTTTAATGTGAAAGAATCCATAATATCCGTCCAATTCAATATCTCCGAAAGAATCTGTTAGTATTTCTATACCAAACATTGATATAATTTCACATACAGCTATATGAGACTTAGGACCATATGATTTTACGTAATATTCTAACAAACCTTATATTTTATTTAATATACCCTCCGTTACTATATCAGAATGGATTCTGTAGTATTTATTATCATTAACGTCGACAACCAACATAAGTAAAGCATCTACTGATCCGATTAATTTCAAAACCTTATCCTCGTGTAAAAATTCTTTACCAAGATGACTCATATCGAGTTTAGATCTTCTTATGAATTTGTTCTGATTTCTTCCGTACATTTTTTCATAGTGAAGCTTTAGACTATCCGATGGTTCTCTTATGACTTTGAATTCTCTTTCCTCTATGTTCATATTATAATTTTATTTCTTGTTGTATTATATTTTTTCTATCTCCTCTACGGACCGATCGGATTTTTCCGATATTTCTTTTATTAAGACTCGCATCTTATTACCAAATTCGAAATCATTGGGTGTTTCTTTCCCGATGGTGATCATTCTTTCGATGATATAATTTCTTGTGTCCTCCATATTATAAATTTGATTGTTTTAATATTCCCTTTTCGCTATTAAAACAATGCAGTGATATTATGTGCATCGCAAAATATCCGGGTTTAACGTGATCCCATCTTTCCGGATCTCTTTCCTTTAATGTATCTAAAACATACATTAGCTTTCTGCAAGCCATATAAACATCATCTCTGAAATGCCTTATATAATCGCATGATCTAATATAATAAACAATGTGCAAATTCTCACCACGTCTTATAAAATGGTAACCTATTGTACAGGGTACACGTTCGCCATGAACAGTACCTGTGTCTTCAGGAAACCATATCGGTAAAAATGCCTGTCTGGTGAAAGGTTCTCTTTGTATCAGATTTATAACATCGCCGAAATCACCATAATCGAATCTGATACCTGATAATTTGCTATTTGGTTCTTCGGAAACAAACTTTGGCCATATTCTTTCTGGGTATGTGTGTGAGAATTTGGCATGTCCACCAAATTGCTCATTATTCTTTTGTGCATAAGGCCACCATTCATGGGACGGTGGTGGATTCAGAGGAAGTCCTCCGATTCTTTCCTGGAAATGATCGTCAGCCCAAGGAATATTAGGCCTAATTTCACTTACTAACTCATCAATTGTATGTGGTGTGAAAAATTGGAATGAGTGATTCATTACTTCCCACATGTCATCAGGTGAATCTATACCCTGCCACTTTTCAGTTTTAACAGTGTAACCATGGTTAAATAATCTCTCCTTGGTCCATTTAATTGCCTCAGATGGTTTAAAGAATGTTTTCATTGTTTTGGTTTATATGAATTCTATCGGAAAGAAAGCTTTATATTTCATCTTTTACAAAAAAATAAATATTCATGACAACCGAATGATTGAAATATTATCATCATTCCTTTATATTAATTTTTATCGAGTCAACCAGTAGCTTTGCGGTTGCATAATTTGTAGCTATTGGTATATTGTAAACATTGCATAGTCTAAGAAGCATCTGTACATCAACCTCATGAGCATGCGAAGTTAGCGGATCCATGAAAAATAGAACGGCATCTATCTTACCATCGACAAGTTCACTTGCTATCTGTGCATCTCCACCTCTTGGTCCTGATTTTTTCCTATCTACATCCAAACCTGCATGTTCTATATGCTGACCTGTGGTACCGGTTGAAACTATTTCTACTCCGGAAAAGAAATTCAATCTCTTCATTATGAAGGCAACCATGTCAGCCTTCTTGTTATCGTGTGCAATTACTGCTATTCTCAATTTGCTTCTATTTTTTCTATTGGTAATGGTATATTAAAGAATTCGCTTTTGTAGATATCTCCTATGGATTTTTCCTTAGCTGCTGCACGAATTTTGCTTGCTAACGAAATGCTATTTTTTCTCTTGACCGTGGAATAAACCTCGTTCAGAAAGGTATCCTCGTTATAATTAACTTCAGCATCCAGCTTCATAAGATCTTTCTCTAATCTATCGGTGGCCAATTTTATAAGCTCGTCACCAACAGGATCACGAAGATTTGTGCTAAAAAAGAATCTATGGTTAGTGATCTTAATTGAATAACGATCGAAGGAAACTATATACTTTCTATCTTTTGTGTGAAGATAGATTCTGGAAGAATTAGGTGCATAGTGTACACTGGTCTCATTATTCTGTAATAGAGTTCCGACGATCTTTATAACCATCCGGTCATTTTTACTTTTGGAAGCACTAATTTTCCAAAAACTCTTAGTTACAGCTCTATTGAACTTGGCAAAGGTGATCTTAATTCTTTTTCGTGTTCTTCTAAGATTCATATCTATTTTTATTAATGTTTCTCCAAAAGTAATCTGGATTAACGGTATAAAAAAATTTAGCAAAAAAAAATCTCATTCTAAAATTAGAATAAGATTTTTTGTAATGGCTTCTAGTTAATTAGCTATGTAATAACTGATCACCATCATTTTTTGGCTTTTTAGATTTCTTAGCAGCTGCTTTTTTAGATTTAGGTTTAGGTGCAATTTTAACAGGCTCCGTAACAACTGATGCGGAAGGTGATTCAATTTTACCAAAAGGGTTTCCCGATCCTGGTGTAGCCGGACTTATAGCAGGCTTGTTCTTTTTAGCTGGTTTAGAAGGTTTTAATTTTTTAATCCCGTGCTCAATAGTTTCTTCAGCTTTTTCTTTTGGTGAGACCAATTTATCAGTAATTCCATAGATTACTAACAAACTAACAACAATCAAGATGATAATAATTAATGTCATAGTGTTTTTATTTTAATTTAATTTTATATATCAATTGCACAGATTTGTTTCATTAAAATCCATTATTTGATATAATTTTATGTTTTAATCCAATCTGTTTATATTAACATGGTTCCAGATATCACCTCGATTTATTTTTCTAATGGTCGTTATCGATGTTTGAAAAATTTTAGCTATTTCGGTCACTTTAACATTTTTAAATAACATAGTTTTTATTTCAATGATTTGAGATTCGGTTAGTTTAACAGAAGATCCACCGGAATCCGGAAATCTTCCGGATTCCCAACCTAAGCTTACATACTTTTCGTACTCAGAAGAGTCTATCTTTATGCATTCCATTGTTTCCAAATTTCTTATCCATTTCTTTCCGAACTGGGAGTTTTTATTCCCCTCCCCGTGTGATTTCTTTGATTCTTTCATCTTTAAAATCGTTTCTGGCGTATGTGTTCGGCCTTTAAAAGTGTCCAGCCTATATGCACCCTTTTCATAGAGTTCTTTGGCTTTAGCAACCCCCCTTTCCCTTCCTTCCTTTGTGCTCTCGATAAATCTGTTCCTATAGTCATCGTCTTTTAGTTTCTCGATGAATGCTTTATTTCCAGCCTGACAAAAATCCTTTAGATGTGTTTTGTTTATTATTCCCCCTCCACCTCCGGGTTGTAAATTCATACACATCGGATCATTTAATAGATCCTCGTTAACTAATATAATCTCTCTGTTTCTTAATGATTCCCTGTCATCAAAATATTCCAAAATCTCCTTGGTGTGTGCTTCCTTGCCATGCCTTCTTATCGAATTTCTTATTCTTTTTCCTCCTCCCATGTAACCATCATTCAGTTTATCGGTTGAGTGCATTCCAATATAATATCTTTTGGTTTTGGTGCAAGTTATTTTGTAGATGTAGTGGTATTTATGTTTCTTTCTTGGCATTTCTATACTTTAGTTTAGATTATATATCCAAACTAAAGTACGAAATAGCGTCAGTGGAACTGGCGGGAATCGAACCCGCGTCTTGCTCAGTTAACCCTAAGGACTCATTCACAGGCTTAGACAATTTTTCTAAATTGACAAAATTTACGATTCCCTTATTTTAATGGTTCGGTTTATCGTGAACTAGACTTCCATTTGGCACCCATTAACAGCGATCTTAATGGTATTTCAGGGTTACTGATGGAATGCCGGATTGTGGTACTGTTAACCCTTTTTCCCGCTTTCACCTTTCTGTTCCTAGGTAAGTGAGACCCGACGGTTAAGCCGCTACTGCGAACTCAACTTGAGCTACGGGAGCACCAAACTGGTTGATGGTATCCCAAACATTTGTTTTGCCGTTTAAAGCGTTGTATAGGTTATTTAAGAGTTTCCAATACTAACTCTGCCTGCATCTCAAAGAACTAATGCTGCCAATCAATACCTGGTCAGCCCCATATGTTTATTAAATGATACTTATTCTTTTTTGTTTCCTCTTTCCGTAAACATTTTTTCGAGTATCTTTATTAATCCATCATTCATTAGAACATCATTTATATTAATGCCCATATCATCCGAAAATTTCTTAACGAATAAAAAGAATTCCGTATTTTTATTATCATCCAACCTACTATGTATTCACGTGGAGGTCATAGTTTTTGGAAACAGATCCAACTATATCATCCTTTAGATTTAGTCTGGACGTTATCAGAGATCCAAAAAATGATTGCTCCGCTTCCTCATTTCCGTGTATATCGACCTTGAATCCCCACACATGCAGAAATCCTCTCTCCCCGACAGCATCAACATCGGAGTTTATAAATGCCGCTCCGTTTTTTAATGCACTGGGAATATATTTGCCCTGTATCAGGGTTTTTAATTTTAATTTTTTAGATCTCGTAAATTCATACAGGAATCTTTGTTCAGCCAAAAGTATATAGGCAACTTTCTCAAATGCTGGATTTATAGAGTCTATGCTTCGAATAAATTCCAAAGCCGAACTAGCATATTCCTTAGCTAGTGATAGCTCCTTAAACGCAAGAATAGCTGTGTTACATGCAAGATCTCCCCATTCTATACCATACTTATTACCCAGAGTATCCTTTGGTTCGAGATATACCGGATTTGGATAGAAGTAAACATCATCCTCCGATACATCCTCCATGTGTGCACAATACACATCGGCATTATCAAAATCAATTTTAAATCTCACCTCAGCATCGAGATCCATCATTAAAAAATCCTCGTCACAATGCAGCATTGCAAAGAATTTTCCCGCAGCCCAAAATACGCTTGGATTAAAATCAACAGAATCGGGAAGTATGGGATGAACCTCGTCAAAATGTTTTAATAGATCTATGCTTTCATAGTAATCATAAATATCCTTATCACAATATAGAACAGGTGAAAGACCATTTATATGCTTAGAAAAATAGGTTGTTCTTATTATCATCGCTATCTCCCATGCCTTTCTAAACGGAGTATTCCGTCCTGAATTTTTTCTAGGTAAATGCCAGTCGACGTAAAGTGCTTTGGTTGGTGTCATTAATTAATATTTAATTATACTTATACTCAAATAAATAAAAAGAATCCGATTAGGGATTCTTTTTATTGTCAGGTAATGAAAGCCATATTGCAATTATTATTATTGCTGCTAATAGTAAAAGTTTTAACATTTTATTTTATCTTATAGTTATAAACATCCATGGCATATTGGTTAACCATTGGTCTACCTGTGTTATATGCTCCGAAAACTAGCTTCCAATTATTGTACCTTTCATATAGGTGGCGAAGTAGCTTCATGCTGGTCTTAACATTTAGCTCGATGTCGCTTTTTAATTGTTCCTTAGTTATATCTATTCCTTTCCACATCATTCCAGCTGTTGCTGGCATAATTTGCATTGGTCCTAATGCTCCAACACAGCTTGTTTGTTGTGGATCATAATCCCAATGGAAAGGTCCACTGTATCTGGTTTCCTTCCAAGCTATACCATAGGCATAATTTTTTGGGATACCATACTCATCAGCATACTTTTCTATAAAGTAATGCATCTGCAGACATGGCGGCGAGTCAGTTGTTATCTTCCCCGCCTTTAGTGTATCCGATTCTTCATTTTTAACTTCAAAATAGAAGAATGATAATGTTCCAAGCATGAATACACCTAATAAAGTGAAAATTGCTCTAAACATAGTCTTATTGTTTTCTTTCTAAATATATTTTTGATGCGTAAAGATTAAAGATGGTCCGGCCTACCTGATTATCAAACATCTGATAAGTACCAGATCCCCTATTAATAACCATTAGCTCACCTCTTTCATTAATCGCAACCGATGTTTCCTTGGATGTTTTTGCATCCTGCATTTTGTGTGCTTTTACGGTGCTATCATATCGATGATAGATTTCTGATGCAGCATAACCTGATGCAATAGCAGTAAGAATAGCTGCCACTTTCCCTAAATTACTGAAGAATTCCTTAAAAGTTCCAACGAATTTTTTAAAATTAAATTTCTGTGTGTCCATGATTATTATTTTAAAATTACATTGCAAAGATAGAAGGAAATTACGGGATAAAAAAATTTTACGCAAAAAAACCGGATATACCAGGTTTAAGCGTCTTATTATATTTAATATTGGAATCTTTGTACCTGATCTATGTCATTTAGATTTAGTTCCTTATTGGGTGCCATTATAACGGATATTCCGTCAGATAGATCATATAAACTTTGGATATAGTCCTGAACCTCGTCGGATTTTGATTTATCTATATCTAACTGTTCCAGGGCGTCTTTCGTTATCTGATCAATTGAATCCATAAAATTACCGCTATCATGGAAATTGAAGTACTTTTCATACTTCTGTATCCAAGTTTTTATCTGTTCTCTTTCCATATCATTAAGACCCAGAATATCTCCAGAGTCGGAGAAGTCGTCAAATTCCATTAATTTTTTCATATGATATATATTTAACTAAAATTATAAATATGAAAATCACATTAGAAAATGACGAATTTGCTACACATAGCGATTCGTTGAATCAAGAAGAAGGTAGAAGCGAAGGTTCTGCATCATGGGACAATGAAGAATTACCCGACGATACAGAAGAATTCGATACTGAGGGTAATGACGATACGGAAGAGACCCTAGTTGATTCGGAGCCAGATTATCCTGAAGAGTATAATGATCCTCAAGATCAGGAGGAAATCGAATCGGATGATACGGATGAAGATTCAGACGACGAAGACTCTGATGACAACGAAGACACGGAACAAAAAAATACCCCGATAGAAAATCCTAACAGGGTATTGAAATATTCAGAATACTTTTCTAGTATTTAATCCGTAGTAGTTTTACCTAGATTTTTTCTAATTAGCTTTCTTACATAATGTGAGATAGAAACTGGTGCTTCGCCTTTAGCTAAAGCCTCTTTGGAGATCTTTCTTCCAAGGTCACTCATATCCTCACTTGAAAGAAGTACTTGGATTTTTTCAGTTTTTTCTTGTTGCTCGGATTCTTGTATTTTACCGAATTCTTTTAGATTTTTCATTATTTATTTATTATTTTTCAAATTCAATTCCTGCGTGGGCTTCACCCTTTGCAAGTTTAACACTATATTTATCGTCAGGCTCATTACTAACAACAAATGCTTTATAGGGGTTAACTATAAGTCCCATTCTTCTCATCAGAGCTCTGTTTACTAAGAATGGTGTGCTTTTATCTGCTCTGTCCACTGGTGATATCATAACAGAGGGTATGGTAATTCCGTCAAAAACAATATCTAGTTCTATAATTGGTCTTGTGTGTACATCTCTACCAACTTCGGCATCAGAATAACCAACTATATCATTAACAAATTTTTTCTTCCCAATAGACCATATTAATTTTCCATCCTTCTCTTCTATGCTATCAGCTTGTAGTGAACATGATTTAGCACCATTACCAGTATCAAACTTAGCAACAACATAACCAACACCAGGAATGTTAATATTCTCAAGGTATCCAACCTCCATGTTTGAGTACGCCCAGTTTTCCTTGTCGATTAGATAATCTATAACATCATCAACGATAGGTTTACCTATTGCTTTGGATATACCTTCTGTGCCTGGCGATGAATTAACCTCTAAAATGTAGGGTTTCTTAGTTTTCTCGTCGATCATGATATCAACTCCACACCAGTGGCATCCAACTGCATTTGCTGCTTTGCATGCAATGTCTTTAATCTCTTCTGATATTTCAAATTTTGAAACGCTTCCACCCAAAGAATAATTGGTTCTAAAATCCTTATCGACTGCCTTTCTTTCCATAGATCCCAAAATGATACAGTTATCAGCATTAGGATTTAGCGGATCAAATTTCTTAATTATTACCTGTATTCTAAGATCAGACTTTGAATTAATTTTCTCCTGTATTAGAATCTCGTTGGTATCGTCAAGTTTTCTTATTGTTTGGTAAACTGATTTGAGTGAAGCATAAGAATCAACTATCGAAACTCCGATACCTTGGGTACCAGAAAGAAGCTTCATAATGACAGGGAATTTACCACCAACTGCTTCCAGCGCCTTATCTAGAAAATCCTCGTTTGGTACTAACGAATATCTAGGAACTGGTAATCCGTATTCCTCCATTATCTGTGAGGTAACGAATTTATTTTCGCATGCCTCCATAGATTCCAGACTATTTATTGTGAAATATCTAGCTTCTTCCAATGAAAGTAATATTTGCTTAGTGTATGAATTCTCAAGAACACCCCTCCTTGGTACAATCACCGTTGAATTGGGCTCGATTAGTATTTGTTCATCCTCTGTTTTTAAAAGATGCCCGTTATACACTTTTTCTAAAACCGCATCATTTACGTCAATGATATGGCATTCTATTTTTCTTTTTTCACATTCTTCCTTGAATGATGTTGATGTCTTACTACCTTTAACATTACCCGTTAATACGATAACCTTAGTGGTTTCAGCCTTTGCCTCATTCAGGAAAGAGAAAAAATTAAGTATTTTTTTAGATGACATTAATTTCTGTTATTTTACAGTGTATATATCACCATGGATATAACCATTTATAATAGATTAGTGATAAAGATTCTCACTATTTGAGCTATACTTCATAAAGATCCTAATTCTTATTGAATCTTCCATATTGGCAAGATCGCTAACTATAAGATCCTCTCCCTCTAATATGAAAAAATCGATGAGGTCCGATATTTTAAGTAGCTTAGCATGATCGGGTAGAAAATTACTCTGTATGTATGATTTTTTATCGGAAAGTATATGTTCAGCCTCCTCAATCATTAGAAGCCTATATTCATAGAATTCCCCCATGTCTGATAGGTCTATCAGAAACCTATCCATTATTGGATTTTTTTTGTATTTCTTCGTAAAGGGCATCTATATAATCCACAGATTCACATGATCCCATTATGACATCAGCTTTCCCAACAACTGCATTAAGAAATTCATCGTCGGTTTCGTATCTCTTTCTTCCTTCCAAAAGAACATCTAATTCAGGAAGATATCTTTTATTGAGACCCATTAAAATAATGCATTAATCATGAATAAATTGGGACTAATCTTATTATACCCCATGACCTCGATAAATCTATTAATCGGGTCAAGTATTGTTTTTGTGAATTGCTCATCATAATCTATGGGTGGAGCAAACTCGTATGGAAATGTCCCCTGTGGATATGCAAAAACATTATTATCAGCTATAGATTTTGTTTTTACAAAGTAGTAGTTGATCTTTTCTGAACTTCTTATTAGAGAATATTTACTCTTATATTTAGATGAGTTAAGAAGGTAGTTGTGATATCCCGATGCTCTAACATGTATTGGACACCCCTTACCAACTTCGAATCCTGTACTATCGTTAAGTATGAACTTTTCGTAATTATTGATATTTACAGATGCTGATATATTTTTTGGTTCTTGTACCTTAAACTCTTTCTTAATAGTCTTTAGCTCCTTAACAAATTCTCTAAGATCAAAGCTTCTACCCTTGGAGAAGATAAATCTGGTAAGATAAACTAATTTTTCTCTAACGAATGGTGGGGTACCACCTTTTATCATCTCAACACCAGTAAACTTTAGCTGCGATAAAGGCTCAGTGTGAATACCTGAATCAAAAGCTAAATTAGCGACATATTTCTTTTTACCCAAAAATATTGCATTAAATGAAAGTGTCTCCAGCTCAAAATCTTGGTAATTCTCTGTGCCCCATTTCTTTGAATAGATATCAAAACACGTTCTTAGATAATCATTCAGTCGATATTTATTGATAAGAAGTATTAGCTCCTT